GTTTCACTTGGTCACCTTTGTCTGATTGGTGGCACCGGCATTTCCCTGTCGGGAGAGCAGATCAATATCAGGCAATTACTCAAAATGAAAAGACTAAGCAAGAATAGATTAGCTATGATAGCTTCTCTAAACTTACATGGTCTATCACCAGAGATGATTGCTGACATTTGGATCAAGTATGAAACCGGTCTCCATAATTCAATTAAGAATAATGGAAAACAGTACACACTAGGACTCTACAAAGATTGCTATGCATTTCTGCGTAACTATCTGTTGGAGCTTCCAACTCATCCTCTATCGTTCTGTAAGGTCGATTCTAAGGGGATCCCGAAACCTCTGTGGGCATTACGCCCACTCATCAAGAGGAATCGTGATCTTCAAAGAGTCGCCCTAACTATCGCTCGTTCATTTGAACAAATCCGATTAGAAATAGACTATCATTCAACGAAGTCTATCACTGACGAGATGACTCAGGAAACTGAGAAATCCGTTCGGGATATTTCGAAGAAATTTAGAAAATTCCTAAAGAGATTTACGCGTAAGCGTGAGTGGTACTTAGGTTCCTTATCAGATCCAATACAACCGTGGAGCAAAGTGCTAACTTCACTATCTAAAGGTCCTAACGGACCCGCAGTAGCGAGTTCTCACTTAGATGCTCTGGCTGTTGTGCAAGATGAGGTCCTAGCAACGTCTATAGAAGAACTCAATCGAGCCCTAGGGCAAGATTGGATTACGACATGGATGAAGCAACAGGCCTCTTCGAGTACAAGCAAAGAAACTGGTCTTTACACTGGTAGATTAGGCTTTTCAGCCGAACCTGCAGGTAAGACCCGAGTATTTGCTATTGGAGATTACTGGAGTCAATTATCATTGAAGCCTATACAAATTTCTTTATATAGGACACTACAATCAATAAGTACAGATGCAACGAAAGACCAAGATAAAGGTTTTAAGACCTTAGTCGAGGAAAGTCGTGGACATCCAACTTACTGTTTTGATCTTTCATCTGCTTCAGATAGGATTCCTGCAAAAATGCAGAAACACCGTCTTGAGCTTATGTCAAATCTACATGTAGCCGATAGTTGGCTTTCAGTAATGACGAAACGGGACTTCTTCATTAAAGCCACAGGGCAAAGTGTCAGGTGGAAGGTAGGTCAGCCTTTAGGCTTACTATCTTCTTTCCCTAGCTTCGCTCTTTGGCACCATGATATCGTCCAATTTGCGGCGAACTGGGAGAACTTTCGAAGAGGGAAACCTCTAAGATTTTTCAAACAGTACCGTTTATTGGGTGATGACATCGTGATATTTAATAAAGAAGTGGCACGACGCTACCAATGGTTACTTAGAAAGGTTGGTTTAAATATTAACCTAACTAAGTCAGTCATTGGTGACTTTGGGAATTCCCAAATCGAGTTTGCCAAAAGGCTTGCTCTAAGAGGGAAGGAAATGAGTTCAATCAAACACAACATTCTGTCAAAGAATGATATACTAAGTATATTAGACCTTGTAGAATTGTTAAGTAAGAGAGATTTCATAACCCCAGATACAGGCCATCACGGTCTGCATCGGATCCTTAAGTCGGAGGATCTTCAGCGCCTTCAATATATACTATGGTTAAGACTGTCGTCCGAGCCCACACTTACGTGTGGTAACTCAGGCTTGACTGTCACCCGTGAAGATATAGTTCAAAGAATTATATCCAAACGGACCGATAATATTATAAAGAAAGCAATGGAGATTAAACCTCTAGATATGGAAACTGAATTCCCTAATCTAATTAGTGGGTTTAAGTCCATCGGCGTGTCTTGTGATGAGAAGACCTTGGCAGATAGGAGTATAGGAGACCTTTCAGGCTCCCACCCTATTGTGCTAGCTTTGACTCAGACTTCACGTGAACTTCAATTTCTTATGTTCACAGTGCTGGATGACTTAGAGCCAGACACTGTATCTCCGGTTGAATACTTACCAGTTGTATCAAGCAAAAGTTACTATCACGACCGTAAGGCCGCTAATAGATACTTAAGCGAGATTATACTAGAGTGCTTTCAAGATGCTCTGGATGATCAGAAATCTCAAAAGTAGTAGACCCGTAGGCTTAGAGCCTACACCGGGAAATAATAGGTGTAGTGGCAAAGCCGAGCTATCACTAGCAGACAACCCCG